GGAGAACGTGGTTTATTCGCATTCACAGAGAACAACCTTCTTTCTCAGCGTGGCCGTACTCCATTAAATGCAACCTTAAACCTACCTAAGAAAGTATTGCGTACTACTGCAAATATTATGTCTGGTTTGTTTAGTGGCTCTGAGCGTATCAGCCGTGAGATTGCATCCATGATGGCGTTTGAGTTGCACTATGAAAAGACTAAGAACTTTGAAGAGTCTATTGATAAAGCCGTTGCTGCTGTGCAAGATAACATGGGTCGCTATGATGCAATGGAAAGACCCGAAGCATTTAAGTATGCACCTGTTATTTCTCAGTTTAAGATGTACGCAGCTAACATGACTTCTTTCTTTATTCGTCATGCTTATACTTCTACTCAGGTTATGAAGAACCCTAAAGAAGCTGCTGAAAGCATGAAGATTTTGACTGGTGTATTGATGATGGGCGCTATGTTCCATGGCCTAAAAGGTATGCCACTCTATAGTACCGTTGGTGCAGTAGTAGAAGCTCTAAGCGACTTGGGTGAAGATGATGAAGAGAAGCGCCGTCGCCGTGCACAGAACCCATTGGTATATCAGAACGCAGACTTACGTTTCCGTAGATTCTTGCAGGAGAACTTTGGTCCTGTAGCAGCAGATATGCTTTATAGTGGCCCTATATCTTCAATTACTGACATTAACATTGGTTCACGTACATCGTTTGATAATTTGTGGTTCCGTGGGGGTCAGCCTGCTAAGACTAACAAAGAAGCGTTTAACAACTTTATATTGGCTAACATAGGACCAGCAGTATCAGGAATCATTGGTCAAGCTGGTGCACTAGACGACTTTGAAAATGGCCACATTGAGCGTGGTTTAGAAAAAGCATTACCAGCCTTCTTCAAGAATCCTTTAGTAGCTGCACGACTTGCAACAGAAGGCGCTAAGACTAAAGCTGGCGATACTATTATTAAGAAGGAAGATATAACTGCAGCTAACGTTCTTGCTCAAGCTGCGGGCTCTCCTCCTACTAGATTAGCCCGTGTACAAGAAGCTGGGTTTGAGCTTAAAGGTGAGTACATCAAAGCCAACCAAGAAAGAACTAAGATTCTGCAGCGTATGAATGACGCTATTTTAAATAAAGAATTTACTGGTGAAAAGAAAGACTTACAACCAGTTATTAACCAGATTCGCCAACACAATAATAAGTATCCTGGTATGGAGAAGATAATGATTGATGGTGAAGCTATTGATAACACCCTAAATTCAGCCCTAGATGCACGTGCTCTTACTTACAAAGGTGTGCGTATCCCAACCGAAGATATGCTTCCTTACTTTGTTCCAGTCCTTAAACAAGGGCAGAAGTAAAAAATCCCCGCACTAGGCGGGGACAAAGAGGGGAGGAAGGAGCTATCTTCCAAGGAAAAGCAGACGTGGTCTGCCCCTGCAGTATAGCTCAAACTCTCCAGACACGAACACCTCTGATGCCTTCTTCGATGACAACTTGCATCAAAATCTGCATCTTTAATCTTTTTGCAACACGGCCTATATCCTGCTTAGCCTGCATGCAATTTAAAGCGGGGACAAAGAACGACGTCCCACTCTTAAAGTTCTTCCAATTAATGTTATAACTCAGTCGGCCTATGCGCATGCTCTATCTCCGGTGCAATTAGTCCATCCATATCCAGTAAACCACTAGAGCAATCAAATGCTAAGGTAGCTACAGCGGGTGAGGTAATCTTCATCCCTTTGGACATGCGCTTATTCATAGGACCCTTAAAGAATCCACGGGTTTCCAGTTCTTTCAGCGTGTCTTTATAGTTAGTCTGGCGCTCTACGCAGTCATGCTTAAACTCACGAGTAATCATGTACATCATCTTGGTATCAGGTTCGTAGCGGATAAGTAGCTCACCCTTAGGTTCCAATGTAGGTAATGAATGGGCTGCAGTACGTTTATCTACGTCAGCTTTTACTACCAAGATGTTCTGCATGTGACGGTTAATATAGTCACCAATTACAGCTACTGCGTTCTCTGCGGGTGGCTTAATCTCTTCACGCATCCCTTGGATAGTCTTGCAAGTCCACTTATAAATCTCAGCCATATCGTAGTCATGCAAACCAATACGCTTGGCAATCAGGCCACCAGCAATATTACATGCAGCCACAGCCGACCAAAAGCGCTCAGGAGGGGTAAGCCTCAACTCGGTATCAATACGGCGCTGGATGCTCAAAATAGCCTCCACAGCCTCTTCCAAATTATTAATAAGCCATTGGATGTATATATCCCCAGCATGCCCGTAGTTCTCTTTAAGCTAGCGGTCAAACAAACGCTTACCATCTTCGGTAGAAATGACATTGGTAGGGGGTATTGTGTACTCAAATAGGCGTAACATCTCTGCGTTTGCACCTGCTTTAGCACTACCCAACTTCTCGTAGAAGGAAGCGTTTGCACTAGCCAGAGACATAGTCTGCCAAGTAGTGTTGTTTTCACGCAACTTATTAGATGCCCCCTCCATGCGGTCCTTGGCCCTACCCTGAGACATACCGTAAGCAAGGTCTGAGAAGTCTGCAGGGGTTATGTTGGTAATCTCGTCAATGGTGTAGGGTAGGTTATTCATTACCCCCAAGCGCTGCATTTTGGCGTTGTTTGTGTCTTTCCAGACCGATGACAAAGACTCAGGGTGTCCGTATACACTGTTGCACATAAACAACGTTGTTGACTTACCAGTACCGCCGAACTTGTAAATGACGTTAATGATTGCACCTTTAAGCCCAGTAAACTTAAATAGCGGGGCACCAAAGGCTGTCAGAGCAGCGAACGCATGAGGTTCTAGCCCAGGTAACGAATACATATTAAATACTTCACGCCATGCGTCATAAGTACCGTGTGGCACCATATGCTGTGCAATTGCCCTAGTTTCAGCAGATGCTGGACTTCCGTAAGTACCGTCCTTGCTAATCTCCCTATCACCAATAATGAACTTACTGTCTTTTTCAGCCCACCCAAATTGTGTTCTCATAACTTCCGATTTCCTTTTGTATTGCAGATTCTTAACAAAAGCCATAACAAACATAGCTAAGTGCTTCATCTGCGTTTGGGTACATGCAACCCCTTTTGTAGCTAGCTCTCTTTTTAATTCTTCTGGTACTGATATTGTTTCAAGTGGTACAACAAACTCTTTCATGCCATCATGCGGCAGATGTAACTTCATCAACGCACACATACCAGCCGAAGGGTCCATCATTAGCTTAAGCACATATATGTCGTGCTCATATACACAGATAGGCTCCGCTTCATCCCCAACTGGGGGTAAGAAAATACCACCTGCAGCACCACGTAAGTATGGCTTTGGATACTCAGGTATAACTTCTACTACCCCAGCTTCCACTTCTACCTCGTTGTCTTCTTCAGTAGCTTCATTAATCTCTGAACTAAGTGCGACTGGTCCAGTGATTTTGCCTTTCCATTTGCAGCCATCGCAACCACCTGGATTGTGTTTCTCAAATGTTGCACAGGTATGAGGCCCAGCTTTGCTTTCCTTTTGTTGGGAAGCTTTAGCATCGGTAGTAGCCGCATCATAGTCAGGGTGCTGACTAGACATCATATGAATAGCTATCTGCCTATCAACGCATACATTAGCTACAGTTAGCGCGGACCACCATAATGGCTCACTAATAGAGTCTTGATTCTCGTAAGCATAGTTAAGCTGTTGGCAACCATTCTCACCACGAATCATGATGTTCTTAAAGCGTTGAATCTTGTTACCAAGCAAGGACTTAGTAAACTCATTGAGCTGACCTGTACTAGGTGCAAACTCTACGGGTACTACCTCAGTAACACCAAGGATGTCTTTGAACTTGTCGAACTCAATAGCTCCACCTTCCATTACGATTGATACTGGTAGGGCAGGTGTTTCTTTAAAGTTAAATGTTCCAGGTATCCGCAAGACTCTAGATGCTTCAAACACGGATGGGTCTACATAAAAGTTTTGTTTAACGCATAAATCTCTAAAGCGTTTAGCTACAGGTTCCCAAACGTTCCGTGGAACGGAATCTGTTAAAGGCCAATACACATGTAAGCCTCTACCTGAGTCAACAACAATAGGCTGGGGTAAGCCGATAAGGTTACAGAACTTTATGAGTTCTTGCATACCTGTTGCTTGGTCAATATAACCGTCAGGTCTTCCAGTTTTTGGGTTTACTTCTGCTTTAGCTTCGCCGCAATCTATATCCAGCCAGAATGCTTTAAGCGCTTTCACATTATCTTGTTCTCTGCTCTCACCAGTTTCAAACTTAGCAAGTCCAAAGAACACATTGCGTTCTTCTGCAACAAACTTTTCTGTTATTTTATTTACTTCATCTCGTGTCTGTACTAGCTTTTGTCTTACAGATTTCCCTTTAATACCAAGTACAGCAAACCATCCCTCTTGGGGAAGCACTGTATCTAAAAGGTCAATCGTTGTCATATATCTTCCAAAGACGGGGCATCGGGGGGGATTGGTTACCCCCCTCAATGAGTTAAAAACAATTAAATTAAAGCTGGTCTAGTAAACCTTGTATTGCAGGTTCGTATACTTCTTGTGGGTCATGTAGTCCCGTGAACCAATTATATACAGTCATGCGGCTAACCCCAATAATTTTAGCAACTTGTGACACGGAAATACTAGCCCGTATACACTCCTTACCGAGGATAACACCAAGCTTCTTTTTATCAGCTTGTTTGTTTAACTGTACCAGCTTTACGCTGTAGCCTTGGCTCATTAGTCTACTGCACTCCACGCATTGATTACGTCGCCCAAACTCTTCTTACCAGCAGGCGCAACCTCAACTTTTTTAGTAGCACGTTTTGTAGGCTCAGCAACTTCTTCGTCTGGCTCCATCTGTGTTACAGGCTTCTTAACTTCAGGTGCAGCAATCTTCTTAACACCATCAGTTTGTGCAACAGTTAAAGTAATAGCGTTCTTAGCTTCTAAAGAATCACCAGCTACAGAGGCAAGACCCCATTCGCCTTCGTTTACATGACGAACTGGAGAAAACAACAACTTAGGCGTATCACTGTCTGTATCTAAGCTAATCTGTGTAACGATTTGATTGATGTTACGACCATTACCAGCGATGAATTTAATATAGCTTTCGAACGGATGCACATTGCCTTCACCCTTACCGAAGATAGATGTAGATGGGAGTTGTAACTGATATACATCACCAGTTGGGTCGCCTTCCAAAATTACAGCAATCTTACGAGTGTAGCGGCATGCACGGGAATTGCCGTTACCTGAACCCGCAATGTTCTGTGCACAGTTAGCGCATGAGTCACTTTGCTTACCTTCATCTTTAGTATCTGGATGTACGCCATCATTAGATACGCAAGTAGGCGGAACGATTGCAGTTGGGTCATACTTACCGGCGTAGTAGATACGTGATACACCACGAGCCGCATTAACAATGATTACGTTTAATTCACGACTAGTAATCTTGCCAACTTCTTCGCCACCAACAATCTTACGGAATACACCGCCACGGATTGAGATACGCTTACCGCCACCAGCTGTATTACCAGCAAGGGATTTAGTTAAGTCGTTAAGGCCGTTAACGCCCTGTAGGAATGATGGTACTTCCTGATTAAATGCTGTAATGTTACCCATGTTATGCTTCTCCTTTTTTTAAGAACTCTAAAAATACTGTTGCTGTTTTAGCAATTGTTGCTGGGTCTTTACCCGCTTCATTTGCTTGTACTGCTAAATTTAAAGCGTTACTACGCATTTGCAATTCAATCTGCAAGTTCTGTTGTACTTCTTGCCTTGCACGTTGTTGTGCTTCTGCTATTGCAGCTTGCATACGCTCTTGCTGCTCTTGTGTTGCTTGTTGTGCTTCAGACATACTAGCTCCTTCTAACTACCACGGTATATTTTCTATCGACCTGAACTCCCGCTGGCATCAGTTCAGGATTTTCTTCTAAAAACTGCTTCATGTTTGCTTGGTGAATACGTTGTTCTAACAAACCTAAAGCATCATGCTCTTTAATAAATTGGTGCATCGACTCCCAGTCAGTAGACCAGTAGCGTGTAGATACTTTACGGATGATTGTCCCTGATGCAGTCTTAATACTGGTTGCATCTTGGTCCTTACATAGCTCCAACAACTGCTCCGAAATCATATCTAATTGCTCTTGGTACTCTGCCAACTTTGACTTCATTTTTTCTTCTTCGGCTTGCTTGGCATCACGAATCTTAATGTAGATGTTTGCAAGTTTTTCCGCTGACATTTGTTCCATTACATACTCCTTTTCGAGCTGTCAGTATAACATACTTCTTTACTGTGTCAAACTATTATTCTATTTCTTGACGATATAAATCAATCAATCTTGTGTGGTTGTCAATGTTGTTATTAAGCATCTTGTACAACTTGCTCTCTACTTCGCTACCTTTAATATGCAC